ATTGCTACAATTGAGCTTGGTCACATTAACGAACTTCTAGGGCTAGTAGTGGGTCTTGGTTCTCAGAAAATCCCTAATATAAATAAATTTTAAGGTAACACGTTGCTACTTTAAATAAGTGCGCTAATTATATGTGTAAGTAATAAATATTTTAAATGGCAAAGTGTGACATAACTCCAATTTCTGCATTCCAGAGCACGAACTTAAACAGTAAGATTGACAATTTTAATCGATTAAGTGATAGAATACTACGCTCTCTAGGGTATCCGTTTATAAACGTCGAGATACATCGAGATACTTTATATGAAAATATTAGTATATCTTGCGAGATGTTTGCAAAATTTGCTGGATATACTCAAGAATATTTACTATTCGATAGCAATCTCTATGTTAAAAACCAAGGCATTCGTTTAGATCACTTATTCTCTTTACAGAATTCAGATTCCTTACAGCAACAAGTTGAATTTAATAATGAAAGTAAGGACTTTTCTAACTACATGCAAGAAAATGAAACTCTTTATGTAGCTAATAGTGCTATACCTGGTACATATTTCTCTACAATATCTGCGTTATCAGCATCTCTAAAAGATGGTACTTTCGCGAATCAGATATTTAGTAAAGATGTATATAGCGTTATAACTGATTCGTCTAGTACTATATTATCTGGATTATCTACCTACTTTACACCTAGCTTTAAGCAAAATTTTACTACTGAAGGTACTATTACTGGTAAGCGAGAGAAGTTTATGAATAGCTTTGATTATGATATATTGGACTACAGAAAGGTTATCGCTGTTCAAGATTTTGAAGAAGGCTCTTCAACCGGTATCAACACATTATTTACAATTGAACAAACAATGGCTCAGCAAACATATTTTAGTTATGCTATGGGTAATTATGGTTTTGATCTAGTGAGCTGGTATGTGCTTAAGGATTGGATGGAGATGAGAGAGAAGTTATTAGCTACTAAGCGTAGTTATACATTCGATGATAGGACGCAGATGCTAAGAATGTACCCACAGCCGCGCTCCGGAGGATCTTCTGCTGCTAGATTTTATGGGGTAGTAAGCTGTTATATAGAGAGACCTATTAGAGATATTATAAAGGAGCATTGGGTATATCAATATTCATTAGCTCTTACAAAGATAGCCGTAGCTAATATTAGAGGTAAATACGGCTCTGTAACTTTATTTGGCGGTGGTAGTCTTAATTCAAGTGATCTTATGACACAAGGCTTAAGTGAAAAAGAGAAGTTAGAAACTGCATTATATGAAAGCGCTCCTGGCTTAGGAGATGCTGAACCTCCTATGTTCTTCGTCGGGTAATGAATAGAGAGGCTGGTTATAACTACCTAGATACCTCATATACAGGTACTAGCGCGGCTTATCTATCTGGATTAGGTGATAGTGACCCTTATAATGTCTTTAAAATTATAGGTAACGGTGATATGGGGATGGCAAGATCTACTGCTGTAGGAGAGCTCGGACCTTTTATTTAACGTTAAAGACTTCTATTAGCTTACTAATTACGCTGCTAGCATCTGTAACATCCACTGATTTACTTTTTACAGCTGTATTTAATGTTTTTGTTACCGGTGTATCTGCTTCGTAGTCTCCGTATATATCATCTACATTATCATCTATAGATAGGTCAATCTCAACTTCTTCTTCTATTCCCTCGCTGCTATTTACTATACTATCAACTTGCGCTGAACCTATATCAGTTAAAATAATATTTAAAAGCTGGCTAGTGTTCTTTTCTTCCTTAGATCTGCCAACAAAATCTATTATTTCAGATTGCGTAAATTTACCTCTTAAATCCTTTAAAGGGTTTTTATATGAACCGTAACATAGATGCGCTAGATACTGTATAGTAATCTCTGAAGCGTCTTTAATTAAAAAGTAAGCTCCTTTTTTTAAAATCTTCACCCCAGTGTCTGGCTTATCAAAAGCTACTTTAGCTGGTCTCATTAAATTTTTTTGTCTAATATCTGAATTAGTAATTAATTTTTCTTCAAATGTCATAATTATATTTATAAGATGAAAAAGGATAAACGATATAGACAGGGTATATTCAAGCCTATTAACAGTAAAAAATATATCGGTAAAGGTGATCCTATATATAGATCAAGCTGGGAGTTAAAGTTTTTTAGATGGGCAGATTTAAATGAAAATATACTAGCATGGGGGAGTGAAAATATTATAATACCATATCTAAGTCCTATCGATAACAAGGTGCATAGATATTTTGTGGATAACTTTATTGTATTTTTAGATAGAAATAAAAATAAAAAGAAATTTTTAATAGAAATAAAACCCAGTAAGCAAGTTGTTAAACCGGTAACTACTAAAGGTAAAAGAAGAACAACTATATTATACGAGCAAAAAACTTGGGTGGTTAACCAAGCTAAATGGGAAGCAGCAAAAAAATGGGCAAGCAAAAAAGGTTATGAATTTTTAATTTTAACTGAAAAAGAATTAGGTATATAATTTTTTATTAGTAAATCTGATAAAATGTTGGAAATTGTTTAATTTTATATAAATATTGTTACATGAGTTTAAATCTGATAGTTGAAACGCCAGCTCCTAAGGAAGAGTTTGAATATATCGTTGAAGAAGGTAGTTCAAAGGGATCGCAAAATTTCTTTATTAAAGGACCATATATGATGGCCGAAGGTGTTAATCGTAATAAGAGGATCTACCCTCTTAACGAAATGGAGAAAGAAGTTAAACGCTATCAAGAGTCAATGGTAAAGACTGGTAGAGCAATGGGTGAATTAAATCACCCATCTACAGCTGATGTTGATCTCGAGAGAGCTTGTCATTTAGTTACTGAGATGTCTCAAGACGGTAATGTATTTTACGGTAAGAGTAAAGTTCTTTCGACCCCGACTGGTTTAATTGTTAGGTCACTTATTAATGATGGTGTAAGAGTCGGTATGAGCTCTAGAGCTTTAGGCCAGTTAATTCCAGAATCAGGTCAAGATGGTGTTAACCGTGTTCAAGACTTTAAATTAGTAGCTATTGATTGTGTAGCTGATCCATCGTTTCCGAAAGCTTTTGTAAATGGCATTTTAGAGAGTAAGCAATACGTTGTTAATGCATATGGTCAGTTTGAAGAAGCGTACGATAATTTAGAAAAAACAATCGCTACAATGCCTTTAAAGAATAAAGATCAATTTTTACGCAAACATATGTTGCAATTTATTAAGTCTCTATAAATAATAATATGAACGATAATATAAGTAAAACTAATACACATATTAAGGACTTTATTAACAATGTTATTAATAAGCAGTATAAGAATGCTCATTCAAAATTATCTCATGCTGTTGACCAGAAAATTAAGCAGCAAATCATAAATAATAATATAAATCTATTTTAATATGTCTATTTCAAAAATACTAAAAGAAGCAACTAACGGTGCAGTCGATGAGACTGTCTTAAGTGAAATCGAATCTGCATTCGAAAAACGTTTAACTGAGAAGACTCAGTTACATGTAGATAAGGCCTTACTTGAGCAAGATGAACTTTATACTTCTAAGCTAGAGCAGCTTTTAGAAGCGATCGATACTGATCATTCAGAAAAGCTTAATAAGGTCGTCGAAGCTATCGAAGTTGATAGAGCGGCTAAGCTTAAGGCTGTTGTTTCGAAGTATGAAAGCGTATTAACAGAAGATGCTAAGGTATTTAAAGAAGAGTTGGTTGAATCTATCTCCTCTTACCTTGATGCATATCTACAAGAAACAATTCCAGCTGCTGATATCCAAGAAGCAGTTAAAAACAAAAAAGCAATTAAAGTGCTTGAAGGAATTCGTAACCATTTAGCCGTCGACGGCGCTCTTCAAAAAGAAAGCATTAAAGATGCTGTTATTGATGGGCATAATCAAATTAATGAAGCTACTACAAAGCTTGAGTCTGCACTTCAAGAGAAGTCTGTTATCGAAGAAGAACTTAATACAATTAAGTCTAATCTTCTTATCGAACAAAAAACAGCCAATCTCGATGAAAGAAGCGCGAAGTATATAAAGAAAATGTTTGAGGGTAAGCCATCTGAGTTTATTACTGAAAACTTTGACTATACTTTGAAGCTCTTTAATAAAAAAGAAGATAGCAGACTTGAGGGCTTAAAAGTAGAAGCTTTGAAGGAAACTGTAAAGGTTGATCGTGTTATAAAGGAGAAGGTCGAAACACCTACTCTACCTAGCCCGTACCTTACAGAACTTTCAAAGTACTAATTTCTAAAATTAATTAGGCTTTCCTGAGTTACCTGGGTTAAAACCCTTGGGGTCGAACAAAAAAATAAAGGAAAAAATACAAATTATGAATACAATTAAACCTTCACAGGCATATATTGATGAATCGAGAGCTTCTGCTCTATTAGAAAAGTGGGCTCCAGTTCTGGATTACACTTCTAAGAGCGTTGCAGCAATTGAGGATTCGCATACTCGTTTGAATACAGCGATGTTACTTGAAAATCAAGAAGCATGGTGCATTCAAGAAGCAGGACCGAACTACGTCGGCGACGGAAACGTTGCTGGTAATGGCGGTGCAATCGGAAATCAGTTTGGGACTAACGGACGCCAAGCGACCGGTACTCCTGGAACAGACTCCTATGCTGCTGGCGATTATCGTCTACCAAAGATCTTGATTCCAATGATTAGACGTACTTTTCCCGAGTTAATTACAAATGAAATCGTTGGTGTACAACCAATGGCAGGTCCAGTTGGTCTCGCATTTGCTCTTCGCTACCGCTACACAGGGGAAACCCTGGGTCAAGGTATTGATGGCAAACAGCAATCAAATGTTGAGGCAAAGGCTCCTGTAGGTCAACCAGGTGTTCTTGCTGGCGCAGCCGGTGAAGAAGCTGGTTACAACTACTTGAACACTGCTTATACTGGCACCTCAGCAGCTTACCTCTCAGGTACCGGTTCAACAGATTACGGAGTTGATAAGCTCATCTCTGCATCTGATAACGGTGTTGCTGCTCTCCTTAAGAATTTCGAAGTTACAGGTAATATTCCTTCCTTCGAAGTATCTTTTGAAAAGACAGCAGTTGAAGCTGGCACACGTCGCTTAGGCGCACGTTGGTCAGTAGAACTTGAGCAGGACCTTAAAAACATGAATGGTATCGATATCGATACTGAATTGACAAACGCTATGTCGTATGAAATTCAGGCCGAAATCGACCGTGAAATGTTAGTCAGAATGATCCAAGTCTCCCTCAATGCAGGGCAAGGCGCAGGTTATACTGTATGGGCTCCTCAGTCAGCTGATGGCCGTTGGTTAGTAGAACGTAATCGTGATTTCTATCAAAGACTTATTATCGAAGCAAACCGCATCGCTGTTCGTAATCGTCGTGGAGCAGCCAACTTTGTTGTTGCAACTCCTCGCGTTTGCGCTATCCTTGAAATGCTCCCTGAATTCCAGTGGGTACCTGTTCAAGGCAATGTTAACACACAGCCTGTTGGTGTAGCGAAGATTGGTAATCTTGGTGGTCGCTTTAACGTCTACCGTGACACACGTACAGAAGGTAACAATGTTAATGACGCAGAGCGTCCTGAATATGCGTTACTTGGTTATAAGGGTCCAGAGTTTTATGACACTGGTCTTATCTATTGCCCGTACATCCCCGTTATGGTACAACGTACTATTGGTCCTAATGACTTCGCTCCACGTGTAGGCTTGCTTACACGTTATGGTGTTGTTGATAATATCTTTGGTGCTAACCTCTACTATCACGTCATTCTTGTAACTGGACTCGGAACAGCATTTACACCTGCTACGCAGAGTGTTTACTTCTAAGCCGAATTAAACGCGGATTAATCCGCTATCTGGTTAACAGATACAATCTTGAGACCTAGTTCATTTTTGAGCTAGGTCTCTTTTTGTGTACATTAAAAAGCCGATAACTTTCGCTATCGGCTTTTATATTATTGCTTACTGGTTTTGATATGGACCATCTCAGGATCAACAAGCGGTTTAGCAAACCGTTTAATTAGATCATTGCTTGATGCTCTAACTGGATTAATATCAATACCGCCTCTACGCGCATATAGGCACATTACTAGGAGTTCGCTCGGATCGAACGCATCCTGTAAGCGTTTATATATACACTCGCAAATTTCTTCATGAAAGTGACACTCATCTCTAAATGATATAATATACTTTAATATACTATGTGCATCAACTGTATTCTTAGATTTAATATGAATGAATACATCGCCCCAATCTGGCTGAGAGGTAACACGACAATTACTTTTCAATAACCCAGAGTAAAACTTTTGCTCTAAATCTCTACTACGACTCACCGCTTCTAGTAGACTTGGATCTTCAGTGTATTGAGTGTATACAACATCTTTAGAATCATCTAAAAGATCAACATTTAAATACTGTTCAATAGCCCATTCACTACCCGGGCTACTAGTCTTCTTATTTACACGTACTCCACTATGAAATGATATTTTAACATCGGTCTGGAGTAGTTCGCTTAAATCTCTAGCAGAAATTTCTTCGAAGTTCTTAACTGCTTCATTATTACCGTCACCCATTTTAGTCATATTAAAAGAGTTAAAGTATAGTTTAATACTCTTACTTTCAACAATGTACTTACTACTGCATGGATATACACATTTAACTACACCTGTTATAGGTCGACCATTCTTTAAAAGGAACGAGCATTCATATGCATTCCACGTATCTGAACCAACGAAGGGTAAAGCATCATCAAAAATATTGAGATACTCTCTATTATTACTTCGGGGTTCTCTTACTAATAAACCTCTATCATACGTACTCTTATACTGAGACGATTGACCAAGATGCTTACTAATATTGCTGTTGTCTAATTTACTGTTTGCCATAATTATCAAATGTATTGTATATTGTTTCTAGTCGTTGTTCAACTGTACCTTTTAACCTCACTACATCAATTCCATAATGATCGATAGCAGTCTCAAATAGGTTAATAATTGTTTCTCTAAATATCTTATCGTTACTTCTCTCACCGTCATCAACTAACGGGATATCTGGTTCTGTATAGAATATAACATCCACCTTATGTACCAGTTTCTTAAAGAGATACTCGCAGTAAAGCATAGTCTCAGGATCTGCCTTACCGCTGTGATACTGATATGTAGTATATACTAAACCGTCTAGTATACATCTGTCCATAACTGCATCTTTACCTCTAGTTTTTAAATAATTCTCTAAATGTGCATTTAAAATAGCTAGCTGAGTCATTACATCCCCCTCTTCATTAATATTTAACTTATACCTTTTCTTCACTAACCGTGTAACTTCAGGCACAAAATTAAACTTATGAAATCGTTCATCTAATTGAATTGCTTTTAGTAGAGTAGTCTTGCCTGTACTCTGCGCTCCTGTAAAACTAATAACCATGACCTATAATACTCTTAAATTGTTTAACATTATAATTTATATTCTCTTGCTCCGTATCAGTAACTTTATGATCAATTAGATCAGCTAACATAATCGACGGCTTTTCATTTAATCCTAGATCACCATTATATCTAAGTTCCTTAATACCCGCAACAACTGGATTAGATGTATCTACCGATCTAATAGACGCGTCTCCGACGTAACTCTTAAATTCCTTAGCTAGGGAACAACCTAAGAGATGGTGAGGCTTATCTTTATTCCAAATACCGTCAGACTTTAACTGCGCAATTAATCGACGTCGACCATCGCACCATCGTTCGAGCTTAGTTCTACCTCTACCAGTTACGATATAGTAGCTAAAGTCAAAACTAATTGCAATGTAGTCGGCATAATCTGACATATACTTGTAACAATCTACAATCTCATCATATGTCTTACCTTGAACAGCCCCGATCTTCAATCCAGGTAAGTCTGGGTGTTTAGCAGTAAATTCTGAAAAGCTCTTAATCGTTGCATATCCATCTTCTAATACATCAGGCACGATATAAAAACTAGGACTTAATTCTTTAGCATATTTGGCAAACTTTTCAGAATCAAAAGATTCACCAAGTTCAAAGATGCTATTATCTAATAGTACTTGCCGACCCAGTTTGATGGAATCTTTAAAAAACTGGTAGTATTTCGGATGAGTTTCAAATAGATGAACTAGCGCATAATCATAATCATTATATGATCGTGATTCCTCTAGAAACGATATAGGACTTTCGTGGGATACATACATACGTATATTATATATTATAAAACTGCATTTTCAAGTTAAATATATATATATGGCATGTAAAAAATTTAATATTGATCCTCTCTCGCAGGAACTGAAAGGCGCTATACCGTCAGCATTTACAGGTATACCGGATAAGATTAAAAATTTTAATATTAATAAGACTTTTGATGTCGCATTGCCTGATATACGTGGAAAAGTAGCGAGTGCGGTAGATAATTTTAAAAATATAAAAACCGGCTCTTTACCTTCTTTTAATTTGCCAGAATTTGACCCAGCTGGTTTTTTCGAAAAGATAGATAATAAAGTAGACGCTGCTTTAACATCATTGACTGATATTAGAAGCAAACTTATTGCCGAAAAAAATAAAGCTAAAAGTATTATTAGCGCGCAACTTGATTGTATTACCGAATCTGCTACATCGTTAGACGAGGTAGCAGTATCTCAGGGAGATATATTTGCTAATATTAAAGGAGACGTCGGTAATCTCACTAATAATCAATTACGAGATTTTAATTTAAGTGCCGATAATCAACTTGCTACTGTAAATGATATAACTACAAAGGTAGTAGATCAGGGTAAATCTGCAGCAGCTAAAGGCGTTACTAACGCTGCTAAAGCGGAGGTTCAAACTGATACTTTAAATAAACTAGGTACTCTCGTTGATATCAAAACAGTAACATTTAAATAGTATAGTATGAAAAAATATTACGGTAATCATGTAGGTATAGTTATACAAAATAACGACCCAGATAAGGCAGGTAAGATTAAAGTTTTTGTACCACATATATCTTCAACGGTATATAATAACTGGGTTAAATCTAGTACAAATAAAAAGATTAAATTTATAGGTAATAATATAGATGAAGATCTGACAGAAATAATACATGATCTAAAACGTATAACACCATGGGCTGATTGTGCTGCCCCGCTCGCTGGTGAAAATAGTAGTGGTCGATTTAATAATTTTAATTTAACTGGTAGTGTTTCGGATAGTAATTTTTATAATACAGTTACTAGCTCTACTTCAGCTTTAACGGGGATAGGAGGTGCTCCAAGTAATTTTTACGATGAAACTATAAGAGTTAGCGATGCTTTTGTTAAAGCAGATAATAACGTTAATAGACCAAATCCGCTAGCTTATGAATATAAGCCGAACGCTTATTCTAATGAAGCTAAGGGATCGTTCTGTATACCAGCTGTAGGTGCTCATGTTTGGGTATTTTTTAGAGAAGGTAATCCTAACTTCCCAGTATACTTTGCTGCTAGTTTCGGTCAGTCTGATTGGCAGGGTATATACGAGAGTCAAGTCGAACCGGGCTTAGACTACCCCGATACATATGAAAACAAGAACGCTGGTATAACGGAGTATGATCATAATGTTGAAGCGTATAGAAATAAGTATGTTATTAACCAAAAAGGCGGTTCTTTAGAGTTCGTTAATAGCGATCTAAATGAAAAGATGAGATTAACTCATTATTCAGGCTCATTTAAAGAGATGAATAACCAATCAACAGTTGAGTTATCTAGTAAGAATAAACAGAATTTAGTTCTTAATGATTCATACGATACTGTTAGAGGTTTCAAGAATGAATATACGGGTAAGAATTTAGATGAAATCGTTTATAGAGACAAATATAAAAAGGTTGGATCTTTAAATGCAGAATATTTTGACAAGTGGAAAGACGTTGTTGCGGGTATTCAAGAGTTTAAACAGCTGTTTGAAATAAAGCGTACAAATGATAATAGTGTTAAAAATGATGACGGTATAACAGTATTAAAAAGAAATAGCTTATTACAGGAAAGAGATGGTACATTTGCATCATACCCTGTAACGGATGGTAGTATTAAATATAATGCTTTAGCTAATGCTAATCCATGGCCATCTAATACAAACCCAGCTTATTCATCTATAGCTAATTCGCAAGGAGATGGGCCGCAAGATTGGCAAGAGTCTCAACTAAGCCCTCCCAGTAATGCTAATCCCGCTAGCGGCAGCTGGCCAAGTCAAAGTGGTAAATCATGGGGACCAGGTGGGGCAGGTAAGAGTGTATCTACTCAAGACGGAGCGTGGGTACCTGATGAAAATAAGGATAAGCTGAAAGAGTTAATCGAAGCTAGTTTACCTGAATTAACAGAGATTGAAAATGAGTTAGGTATAGGTGGTAGTGAAATTATTCAAATAACTAAGCATAAGATGGAGACTATCGGAATGCTAATGAATGATTTTGGTAGTATACGCTTAGATAATATTGGGAAGCTAGTTAATAATGAAGTATTAGTTGATAGTACTTCAGTGTATATGAATAAAGTTGATAGTCCTTTACTAGAATATGTACATGTACAGGACTTACCAGGTGGTAACTATACATTAAATGTATGTAATCGTTATAATGTTATGGTTGGTGCAGGGGGATTAAATTTAAAATCTTACGGCGCAGTAAATCTAACCGGGACAATAACTAATATAGCCGGGGAGCAAGTTAATATAGCTTCTGAAAATGAAGTTAATATCGATGCTGGTACAATTAATATAAGTGCTGATATACTTAGATTACGTAATAAGAGACAGCGTCAAATTCTTATCGAAAATAGTTTAGGGGTTAATCAGAACGTTATTATTGGCGGCGGCTTACATGTAGAAGGAGAAACTTATTTACAGCACGTTACTGCTCCTGTAGAATGGCAAAAGACTAAGCCAACTGTTGCGTATAGTAAATTACTTAAAGATCTAAGCTTCGATGTGGATGCGAGTTGGGATAATACTAGCCATACTCAAGGTACTATAACGCTAAGAGACAATAGTAACGATAATAAGGTTATTGGTTATGAACATTCTCATGCGTTTCCTAACTTACCATTAACATTACTCAATTCTAACAGTGATGTGAGGTCTGCCGCTGGCGGTCTGAATAATACAGCAAGAGATGTAGCAGAGCCTCAACATAACGAAGGCAAATAAGGTTTTAAAAATATCTGTTTAATCTAATGATTTCAATTAGATTCTCTAATAAATCTCTTAAATATAAACATATATATGGACTCTAGAGAAAAAACTCGTCTCGATAGAATTGAAGAAAAGATTGATAAGATGGCAGAAGCTGTCGTATCTTTGGCCCGTGCTGAAGAAAAAATTGTTAGTCTCAACACTACAACGCACGTTATATTAAAGCGGCTTGTTGAATATGAGACCCGTATGAGAGAAGTTGAACAAAAAGCAGCTGAATCAGAATCAAAACTTAAATCAATTACAACATTTATATGGACTGTGGTTACAGCTGTAACAGCGGCTATAGTTAGTGGAATTGCTTGGTTTAATGGTAATAATTAGTATTATTTTTTAGATAAACTATTAACCCATTTCGATCTGTAGTTTTTCGTCCACAAAAAAACCGCTCTATTTTCTCCAATATCGCGGCCTACCTTTTCTGATTCAATCCATTTTAATTTTTCAATCTCTTGCTGCTCTTGCTTAAGAAATCGGTAATAGCTTGAATTACTAAAATTGGTATTAGACATTACACTAGTATTTAATCTATTTCGATACATAAAATATACAATCATCATGGTTAAACTACATGAAGCACCAAATATATAATTTGTTAATAATATAACATTAATGCCTATTGTATCTATAGTATATATACAGGCGCAAATATATCCAGCTAAAGATAGTATAAAGAGTGATATACTTATATCATCTACTCGTTTTGTTCGTATAGACTTAACTATCTGCGGAATATAACAGATCGCAAAGCATATAGTATATACCCAACCTATAATATGCATTATTATATTTATATACTAACGTATTTATCTATAATTGACTTAAGTTCTTTACCGATAATTATACCTTTTAACCTATCCAACTCAACATTATTTTTTGTTATAATTGTTGTTGGTATAGATATAATGTCATATTTTTTTGCTATATCAGCATCATCATCTATATCTACTTCCTTTACAGTTATATCAGAGTATTCAGATATAACATCATCAAAAATAATTTTATATGTCTTGCAAGGACCACACCATTT